ACAAGACCTTAGAGATATAACTGATGGTCTATCAACAAAAGAAGAAGTAGAAGCAGTAGAATTTCCAACTAAACCATAAGAGGTTTTATGCAACTTTCAAAACATTTTAAACTAGAAGAATTTGAAAAATCAATGACGGCTACTCGAAAAGGTATTAAGAATAAAGCTGGATCAGGAGAAATAAAAAATCTTACTGATCTTTGTTATGGAGTCTTAGAGCCTGTTAGGGCAAAGTTTGACAGGCCTATAACTATCACTAGTGGTTATCGCAGTCCTGAGTTATGTGAAGCAATAGGTTCAAAAGCAACATCGCAACATACTTGTAACAGAGGTGCGGCCGCAGATTTTGAAATAGCTGGAGTTTCTAATCTTCAAGTAGCTCTTTGGGTTCAAAATAACACAGATTTTGACCAGCTAATTCTTGAATACTATACAGGCGAAGCAAATTCTGGGTGGATTCACGTATCATATCACGAAGGAAATAATAGAAAACAAGTCTTAACTTTTGACGGCAAATCATATACAAATGGTTTACCAGACGCTAAATGGTCTGGTGGCAAAATGACAAATTAAGGAGGATATTATGCCATATCATTACGGAGGAATGAAGAAGAAGAAAAAGAAAAAAGCAAAAAAACCAAAAATGGGTAGAAGGAAAAAATAATGGTTAAAGTAGCATCTATTAAAAACATTATCAAAGATCTAAAACCAAGACAAAAAAAAACGATGAGAAGACACGCAGTTCATCATACTTTGAAACATATGAGGTCTATGGCTAGGTCTTTAAAAAATGGAAGTACGTTTGCTTCTGCACATAACAAAGCAATGAGAACAGTTGGGAAATGAACGGATTTACAACAACGTCTACATTAGCAGAAATGATAAAAAGACGAATGCGAAAGAGAAGAAGAAATGTCAAAAAAAAGAAAAAGAAGAAAAGTTCCAAAAGATAAACGTACAGGATTACCAAAGAAATATCTTGCTGGTTTATCTGGTAGTAAGAGATCATCTAGAGCAAGTCTTTTAAAAACAATGTCAAGAATATATAAATCAGGTGGAACAATACCAGCTTATATGTTTAGACAGAGGGTAAAATAATGGCAAGAAGAAGACCTTTATCAGCAAGAGTACAAGCAACACTTAGAGCTAAAGCAAAAAGAAGAAAAGGTATTACTTATGGTACTTTAGCAAAAGTGTATCGTAGGGGACAAGGTGCATTTTTGTCTAGTGGATCTAGGCCAAGAACATCAATGGCCGCTTGGTCTATGGGAAGAGTAAATAGTTTCTTGCGTGGAAGTAGAAAACACGATACAGATTTACGTAGAAAGAAAAAAAGAAGATGAAAACTAATAAAGAAAAATTTGTAGAAATAGATGGCAGAATAAAATTAGTAAATCAAAAAATAGATTTGATAATTAAAAACCATCTTCATCATATGAAACAAGATATTGATCGTATCTTATATAGTTTAGGTGCGATTGGTTTATTGGTTATAGGACAACTTCTTTACATTATCTCCAAATAGTTGTACAAGTTTAAGTATGGGTTTCAAACGTATACTTGTAATATCGGATATGCACGTGCCATTCCATCATAAAGATAGTATGGCATTCTTACGTGAAATAAAAAAACAATACAAACCAGATTTTGTTTGCAACATCGGAGACTTATTAGACTTTCACGCTATCTCAATGCATTCACACGATCCAGATTTATTTTCTGCTGGACACGAATTAAGAGAAGCTAGAAAACACGTCAAAGAATTAGAATCGATATTTCCTAAAGTTACTGAAGTAGATAGTAATCATTCTAGTTTAGTTTATCGTAGAGCTTTAAAGTTTGGAATGAGCAAAGAGTTTCTAAAAGACTATGGAGATTTTTTAGGTACAAAAAAATGGAAATGGGTTGACGATTTAACTCTTACTATGTCTAATGGTCAAAGATGTTTCTTTACACACGGCCGTAGTGCAGATGTTTTAAAGGTATCACAGACTATGGGACTTTCCGCAGTGCAGGGACACTATCACACGAAATTTCTAGTGTCTTGGTGGGCAAATCCTGACAACTTATTCTTTGCTATGAATGTAGGTTGTATGATTGACCAAAAGTCAATGGCATTTAATTACGCAAAAAATTTTAAGACAAGGTTTATTCTAGGTTGTGCAATAATTGTCGAAGGATATCCCAGATTATTACCAATGGTCTTGAACTCTAAAGGAAATTGGATTAAAACACTTGTATGAGTTCTAATAAGCTAAAAAATACCCTTTTAAAGAGCCATAGAGCAACGCACAGTAACGATTCTGCATTTTCTGACCAAGTAGGTGGAGATTGGTATAAGAAGCTAAAAATTCAGCCTTTAGACTATGCGATGGATAATAACCTTAACGCCTGTCAAACAAAAGTAGTTAAGTATATATCAAGATATAATTTGAAACATAAAACTATCAAAGATCAAATAAAAGATTTAGATAAAGCTAAACACGTTATAGATATGTTGATAGAGAAAGTTAAACAGAAATAATATGTGGTTAAGTGCTTTAAAATTAGGAATGAATGCGGCAACGCATATTTATAAAAAACGTCAAGAAACAAAAATGCGTATGGCAGATGCCCAGTATCTCCACGCTGAAAAAATGGCAAAAGGCGAAGAAGCATATCAAGGTAAACTTTTAGAAGCGAGACAAAACGATTATAAAGATGAAGTAGTTTTATTTATTCTTACTTTACCAATATTAGTTTTAGCATACGGAGTTTTTTCAGACGACCAACAAGCTATGGATAAAATAAATCTTTTCTTTGAACACTTTCAAGCCCTTCCTACGTGGTTTACTAATTTATGGATTCTTGTCGTGGCGAGTATTTTTGGTATTAAAGGTACACAGATTTTCCGTAACGGAAAAAAGTAATCGTATTTCCCTTTAAAAAAAAGTAATATAGCATTATGATAGATGCAGTTATAACAGATTTAGAACTAGAGTTACAAAGTCCAGCTTCACCCTACGGACATTTTGTTGCTTTTAGATTTATAGATACAAGGCCTATGTTTCCTAAAGTTTCAGAAATGGTTAAACAAGTATTAGATAGAGAAGATGTTATATTAATTGATTTTAATTATACTTATAAGACAATAGACGAAAACACAGATATAAGAGATTTTGAAATAGTAAGACATTAATATGAGGGGATTGCTCCCCTCACAGTTCATATTTATTGACTTAATGAATTAAACTGTAAATTTTGTTTTACTTCAGTTTGTAAAAGCATAATTTTAGTTTTTAATTTTTCCCATTCAGTCTTAGTTTTCATATGTTTAGTTTTAGCAAGATTAAGTTCTGTTATCAACTCTCTCATCATATCGTCAATAGCAATAAGATGTTTTATTTCCTCTGCTGATCTTTTTTGAACATCTTCTTTGAAACTAATGAAAAGTTTTGCATAATGTAACTTAACATCATCTTCAAGTCTAACTAACTCGTCGTAGGCCTCAGTAAATGCTTTAGACTTTTCATCTAAAAGTTTTTCTATACGTAACCTATCGAAAGTAAGAGCATCAATATTAGAACTAACCATTACTCGTATGTACTTTCCCCTAACTCACTTTCATATTGATTAGGGTCGAAATCAGTATTTGGTTTTTGTAACCACGCTTTTTCTGATTGTGGTAACTGATCGTCCATATCATTATTATGATTAGGTTGTCTTGGTTGATTGAATTGAGGATTTTTCTTAGTTTTATCATAATAAGGGAAAAGTTTCCACCCATTACTACGATTATCCCAATAACCTTTTCTAACAAGATTTTGGTTTTCCAACTCTACTACTAAAATACACCCATCTTTTTTTGTAGATATTATCTTAGCAGTTCCTCCACTACCATTATTATTGTTACTAGTGTAACTTTGCTTTTGGTAGCTTCCTTTATTGTACTGTGGTCTATTATTATACGCCATCAGGTTCTCCTTATTGTTATACATATTCACTGATTTTTCTTTGTTCGCTAATATACTTAGCTCCAAGAAAAGCATTGAATAGTTCAGTTGTTAATGGCATAGGAGCTATCTCAGGAGCATCAGATTTCTTATCTAATCTTAAACAAAATGCTTCAGAAATCTTTTTTCCTGTTTCTTCTTCATATGCCTTTTGATATGCGTTGGCCTGTAATACGTAGCCAAACGATATAAAGTTACTTGTCTTAATATCAATTAAAACAAGTTTACCTGACTTATCTCTTACGATAAGATCAAGTGTACCTACATAGTTATGTTTTTTACTATAAAGTTTTTTCTCTATCTCTATAGGAACATAACCAGCATCATTCCACCAACCTAAAAACAAGTTCCAACAATTAGTAACTTTGGGATCAGATTGAGGTAGAATTTCTTTTTTATTGAGAAAGTCCTCAATTAAACTATGAACAACACTACCTATCATAGCACCATCTTCTTTTTGATTTTTCGTCTTTTCTCTAGCTTGTTTAAACATTTTATCTAAAGCTAGACGATCAATAGGTTCTTTATTGTTCAATTTTTCCGATATTAAATCTTTAAATTTATACATCGGAGTATTAACAAGCCATTTAGTTAAAGAAGGTTTTAGTAAACCTTGATCTATTATTGTAGTGGCAGAAAAAACTTCTTTCTTATCTACAAAATATCTATGCTCATCATCGTTATAACTAATGACTATTTTTTCCTTATATTTAAGCGGATATTCTTTCCACATATTTGACATTTGTCCTCCTAGTTAGTTTCATATCTATAATTATTCACTACACCATAATATTGTTGTAAAGCAAATAGTTTAGATACGTC